GGAATGCTTTACTTCTAGAGCATATGCATCCCTCTGACTATATCGGTGAAATAGAAATAGTAAAAGGAGTTGAAGAGCCTAACCCTAAGTCTAGTGATCAGGTAAAGGCATGGCTGTTTGATCTGGGTTGGAAGCCTTGTACATTTAAATTTGTTGAGGATCGTAAGATCCCACAGGTACGAAGGAATGGTGAGCTTACTAACTCAGTTAAGTTATTGATTGATGCCAACCCTACAGTCAGTGTGCTTGATGGCCTCACTGTTATTCAACACAGGCTTGGAATCTTTAAAGGTATGTTAGATTGTGAAGTTAATGGTTATGTCAAAGCAGAAATTGAAGGTCTTACTAACACACTAAGATTCAAACACAAAAAACCTTTAGTAAATCTTCCGGGTATAGATAAACCTTGGGGTAAAGAAATACGTGGTTGTCTTGTAGCACCAGAAGGTTATGTGTTATGTGGTGCTGATATGACTTCACTTGAAGACACAACCAAACGACACTATATGAAACCATATGATCCTAAGTATGTAGAAGAGATGTCGCAAGATGGATTTGATCCACACTTAGACTTAGCTAAACATGCTGGTGCAGTAACACAAGCCGACATAGACAAGCATAACTCAGGTCAAGTATGTTTAAAAGCACTACGTAAAAACTACAAAGTAGTTAACTATTCTGCAACTTACGGGGTTGGTGCAGCAAAACTATCAAGAGAAACTGGTATGACAGAGCAAGAAGCTAAGAAGCTTTTAAATGCATACTGGGAACGTAATTGGTCTGTCGCAGAATTTGCCGCAGACAACCTAAAGAAAGTGAAGCTTATCAATGGACAGATGTGGGTACAAAATCCTGTCAGTAAGTTCTGGCATACTCTTCGATATGAGAAGGATGTATTCTCTACACTCAACCAATCTACAGGTGCTTACTGTTTTGATAAGTGGGTAGCTTACTACCGTGTAGCAAGACCTAATATCGTAGGTCAGTTCCATGATGAATCAATTAATCTTGTTAAGAAAGGACATGAAGAACATCACCAACGTAGGCTTGTTAATGCTATTAATAAACTAAATCACGAGTTAAAGCTTAATGTTGATTTAGGTATTGATGTGCAGTTCGGAAATAAATATTCCGAGATACACTAAAAAAGTTCTTGCATGTTCTTTTTAATACATGCTACAATTCAATTCTAGTCTTTAAAGGAGTTAGCAAATGGCTAAAATAACAGTAACAGGTATTGCTCAGTGGGCAAAAGTATTTGAACAAAATCGTGATCTTGATGGGTATCAAGGGCAGTGGCGTGACACTGATGGACGGTGTACGATTGAGATGATTCTTGATCAAGATAACACTGACCGTGTTAAGGCATCAGGGTGTATGTCCTCTGGTAAGGACGATCCAGAAGGACGAGGACGTGCCTTCAAGTTTACACGTAAGTTTGAAACCCCCAATGACTGGGATGGTGGAGCACCTGCAGTGTACAAGCCAGATGGCACTGCTTGGAACTTTGATAGTGATGGTCCAATCGGTAATGGCTCAGAGGTTCTGGTAGAGTTAGACATCTACAAGAACAAACAGTACAGTACTGTAACTACACGACTTGAACGTGTTAAGGTTATGAAGCATGTATCATTTGATGGTACAGGTGGTAGCTCTGGACCTGATCCTTTTACTAAGGATGTAACATCAGGTAGTGTAGCCGCAACACAAACCAATAGTGTTGAGCTTGCCTCAGAAGAAATCCCGTTTTAAGGAGTAGGTTATGCCTAACATAAATACATTAGTCGAAGATATTTATTCTGTAATTGAAGGAAAGGGTGGGTGGGATAGAACAATTACTGAATACTTATCACGTAATATAGCGGATGTTGCACACGATAGGTTTAAGGAACCTCAGAAGCCCAGAGGATATTTAAGTTTATCCTCTGTGGGTTCACCCTGTAAAAGAAAGACTTGGTATAGAATAAATAAAACAGAAGAAGCTGCACCATTAAAGCCTCAGTTACTTGGTCTTTTCTTTTACGGGGATCTTTTAGAAACTCTTGTACTTGCATTAGCAAAAGCTGCAGGACACGATGTACAAGGTGAACAGGATCGTTTATCTGTTCACGGTATCAAGGGTCACAGGGATGCAGTCATTGATGGTATGACAATAGATGTTAAGTCTGCATCACGTTATGGAATGCAGAAGTTTAAGAATCATGTACTACGTGATGATGATCCCTATGGTTATATTAGTCAGTTAAGCTCATATGTGTATGCAGGTAAAGATGATCCACTTGTAATAGATAAAAAACGTGGTGCTTTTCTTGTCGTACAAAAAGACAGTTTTGAATTAGTCTTAGATACCTACGACTTTACTGACGAACTAAAGACCAAAGAACAAGAGGTCAAGAAAGTAAAAGAAGTTGTGTCTGGTGAACTACCAGAAGAACGTATAGCACCTATACCACAGTCAGATACATCTGAAAACACTAAACTTACTTTTGCTTGTTCAGGTTGTGAGTATAGAAAAATCTGCTGGCCTGAAGCTAGGGTGTTTCAATATGCTGGTGGACGTAAGGAGTACTTGATTGATGTTGTTAAGAAACCAAAAGTACCTGAGTTAATAGATTGAGTAAGCAGGGTAAACAGAAAGGCAGGTTAGGCCAGCAAGAAATCAGGGATGCTTTACTAAAAGCATTTCCTGAGCTTGAGCCTGATGATATTAAATCAACTGTCATGGGTGACACTGGTGCAGATATACAGTTATCACCAGCAGCACGTAAGTTAATACCAATATCAATAGAAGTAAAAAGGAGAAAGTCAGCACTCAAAACAGTCTATGCTTGGATGTCACAAGCAGATAATCACACAAATAATCCACCTGTAGTTTTCTATCGTTCAGATAGACAGAAATGGTTAGTAGTAACTGAACTAGATCACTACATAAAATTGCTTAGGAATAGAGATGGTAAACAGTGACCTTAGAGATAAGCCGGTTAAGATTTGGGATGTTATATCTGGGCCATACCCTTTTGATCACCCTGACATAGACGGAGTACACTTTAACTTATGTAAAGTAGAGGTGGATGGTAAGGTAGAAGATGTAGAATACTTCTTTGATAGCTTTAACGATGCTTATGAAATGGTGAAATATTTTTCAAAAAATATTGAACCCATAGAAATTGAAATGGAAGATTGACATGGGGTTTTAGATGAGTATAACTAGGGGTTTCCGATATGAGGTTACTGTCAATATAAAGGTAGAACCAGATGCAAATTTTTTTGAGTCAGATCCAAGATACAATTTGAATGTGATTCAAGAACTAATACAGGATGTCCTGTATGACTTAGACGATATAACTGTAACAAACTGCGAGGTAAAAACAGATGACTAAACTAACATTAGATGATAAAGAATATGAAATTGATGACATGAATGATGAGCAGAAAGAGGTTCTAAACATTTTGAATCTTGGTTCTAACTCTGCAAATCTATTGAACCACATACTCCAATGTGTGAATGCAATTCAACAGATGAAAACAAATGAATTGAAACAATCATTGGAAGGTGATAAGGATGATCAATCGGAGTGATCTAGAAGCGTTTGGTTATTTTGATATGTTTCAAAACAGTCCAGACTACGAGAAAGATCCGGTTCGTTTCTATAGCCAGTTTGTAGAGGACAAGATATTAACTAAAGGGCGTGATCGTCTGATAGAAAATACTCTTGGCCTTGCTGGTGAAACGGGTGAGGTATCTGAAAAAATAAAGAAGCTCTTTCGTGACAAAAATAAATTCAGTGATGAGGATATACTGAAAGAGTTAGGTGATGTGTTGTTTTATACGGTGGCTTTGGCAAACATCTTTGGCGGTAACCTACGTAAGGTTATGGAGATGAACATGGCAAAGCTAGATGACAGAGAGCAACGTGGTGTTCTAAAGGGAAGCGGAGATAATAGATGAGTAACTACCTACCAACAGACTATCAATCCTTCATTCATACTTCACGGTATGCACGGTGGCTTGAAGAGGAAGGGCGAAGAGAGTCATGGGATGAAACAGTAGGGCGTTACATGGATAACATTGTAGAGCCTGTAGTTGACAGTGGTGCTAGTGAAGACAACATGGAGATAGCACAACAAATAGAACAAGCTATCTTAGGCTTAGAGGTTATGCCATCTATGAGAGCAATGATGACCGCTGGCCCTGCTGCTAACCGTGATAACACTTGTATGTATAACTGCAGTTATCTACCCGTAGATGACCCTAAGTCCTTCGATGAGGCTATGTTCGTCCTTTTGTGTGGTACTGGCGTTGGGTTCAGTGTTGAAAGACAATTCATCAGTAAGCTTCCAGAAGTTCCTGAGTTGTTCGACAGTGAGACTACTGTTGTCGTTGGTGACTCCAAGGAAGCTTGGGCTAAGGGTCTTCGACAATTAATTGCACTCCTTTACAGTGGTGAAATACCCAAATGGGATGTGTCTAAAGTTCGACCTGCTGGCGCTAAACTAAAGACGTTTGGTGGTAGAGCATCTGGCCCTGCACCTTTGGTGGATCTGTTTAACTTTGTAATTAATACCTTTAAATCTTCACAAGGACGTAAGCTATCTAGCATTGAGTGTCATGACATTATGTGTAAGATTGGTGAGGTAGTAGTTGTAGGTGGAGTACGTAGGTCAGCTATGATCTCTTTGAGTAACCTTAGTGATGATCGTATGCGTCACGCTAAGTCAGGTGCATGGTGGGAAAATGATCCACAACGTGCCTTAGCTAATAACAGTGTTAGTTATACAGAAAAACCAGATGCTGTATCATTCATGCGAGAGTGGATGGCATTAGTGGAGTCAGGGAGTGGAGAACGTGGTGTATTCAATCGTCAAGCAAGTAAGGTACAGGCTGCTAAGAATGGTAGGCGTAATGCAGACTTTGAGTTTGGAACTAATCCTTGCAGTGAAATCATCTTGCGTCCATATCAGTTCTGTAATCTTACAGAGGTTGTTGTTCGTGCTACAGACAGTGTTGACGATCTTGAACGAAAAGTCCGTCTGGCAACAATTCTGGGAACTATCCAATCCACATACACTAAGTTCCCTTACTTGCGAAAGGTGTGGTCTAGAAATACAGAAGAAGAACGACTGCTTGGTGTGTCACTCACAGGGATAATGGATAATCCCCTTATGACCAAGAAGAATAAAGGACTGGAGGATACTCTTGAACATCTTCGTAGGATTTGTGTATCTACTAATGCTGAATGGGCTGATCGTCTTAATATACCTGTTGCTACTGCAATTACATGTTGCAAACCATCGGGCACGGTATCACAACTGGTGGATAGTGCCAGTGGCATACATGCTCGCCATAGTCCCTATTATATCCGTACTGTGCGTGGTGATAATAAAGATCCGTTAACACAGTTTATGATTGATCAGAGAATACCTAGTGAGCCTTGTGTGATGAAGCCAGATCAAACAACAGTATTTAGCTTCCCTATTCAATCTCCTAAAGGTTCTGTCGTTACATCAGACATGACTGCTATTGAGCAATTAGAGATGTGGCTGACCTATCAACGATCATGGTGTGAGCATAAGCCAAGTGTTACAATCAATGTTAAGAAGGATGAATGGTTTGAAGTAGGTGCATTTGTTTACAAATACTTTGATGAAATGTCAGGTGTATCTTTCTTGCCTTACAACGAACACACATACCAACAAGCACCCTATCAAGAAATAGGTAAGCATGATTACAAAACTTTGTTATCCTGTATGCCAGAAACTATTGATTGGACTAAGCTTGCATCATACGAAAATGAAGACAACACTGTAGCAATGCAAACTATGGCATGTACTGGTGATGTTTGTGAAATAGTAGATCTAACATAAAGGAGAATCACATGTATGTTTTAGTACTCATTATGACTTTTCAAGGCGAAATGAAAGTTCAAGCATTCCATTCATTGTTCCCCGATTGGAAGACTTGTAATCAAGTTGCAACTACAATGCGAGAACGATTAGTGCGTACTAAACCATCACCAGATGCGACTGCAAATACCTATTGCTTTCAAATACCAGAGAGTATATAATTCAAATCTCACTACAAAGGAGTACATCATGGATGTATATGTAAGACCGTTTAGAAAAAATGTTTATGATAAAGTAGACACCCCATCTAAAGAAGCACTTATTAAATACTTAGAAGCTGAAGGACATACAATCCTTAGCTCCACTGAGGATTACTATGCAGATGTTAAGTCAGAAAAAGACGGTGTAACACATTACCATGAAGCTGAACGTAAAGCACAATGGAATGGTGATTGGCCTACTCATTGGGCAGAAGTTAGAATACCCGGACGTAAACGAAGACTAGTAGAAAAGTATAAAGATAATTTAGACAACTTGAATTTCTTTGTGTTCAATAAGAGTTATAATAAAGCATGGAAAATTAATGGTACTCAAATGACAGATGCTTGCATTCAAAAACCGAAAGGTCCAAACTATAGAATGCCAGAGCATGAAACATTTTATCATATCCCTTACACAGAAGCAGAGCTAGTGGAAATCAAATGAGTTATGATCCGGTAAACAATCCAGCGCATTATAAGTTAGGTGATGGAGTTGAGTGTATTGATTACATTAAACAAGTGTTAACACCAGAGGAGTTCAAAGGTTACTGTCATGGCAACCTAATTAAATATCAACATCGACATGGATATAAAGGTAACCCTATTGAGGACATAGAAAAAGCTGAATGGTACTTACGAAAAATGTTGGAAACTATGAAGGAGATTCATAAATGAAACCATATGATGAAGGTATGAGAGCTTTTAAAACTGGTAGGTTGGGTAACCCCTACTCTAAAAATACAAAACAAAACAGGGATTGGGAGATGGGCTTTAATAAAGCATACTTCTATAACCTTGAGAAGGTGAAATTAAATGAGCAAAAACTTAAAGCTAGAAGAGGAAGCTAAAAAATATAAGCAACAAAAAAGAAAACCGCCAATCAAGACTAAGCCACTAACTGCACGTAGGTTTATGGCTGGTCAAGCGTTAGCGGCATTGTTGTCTAGATCTTCAGGTCATGCACACAGGGCAGACATAAAACGTGAAGCATATGATTGGGCAGACTATATGCTAGACGATGATTCAGAATAATTAAAGGGGGCGTAAGCCCCCTTATTTATTGTGTCATCTTTTGGAATCGGGATAGATCCCTTAACGACTGCTCAGTATTTAAATATTGTTGTAAAATAAACAACTCGTTTTGCTCTAGCTCTTCGACATTATCTAAGCCTAATTCTTTTACTGCTTTTTGAATACCCTTTTTAGGATACTTAGATGTTATGTCGTATTGCAGTGAAATTACTTCATCAGGACCAGAGTATTGCATTCTTAAAAATGTTTTAGCTAAGTCTTTTGCTCTTGGCACAACATCTTTATTCCAATGATCTAGTTTTTGTTGCTGGGTTAATTTATTAAACCAACTACTTTCTAATAGTAGACTAGACTCAGCTTCTATAATATCAAACACAATGCCATTTAAAGCATTAGCTGCTTTTGGTGCTTGATCTCTTATCTTCTTAGCAGTGTTTAAGTCAAAGTCTCTAAGACCTATGCTATTCATTACACGCTGTGCATCAGTAAGTCTGATAACTCTAGCACCTAGTATCTTTGTTGATTGTATATCAGCTGTACCACCTGCTGCAGTCTCTCTTGGTTCTGCTAGTGGTTTACCTGTAAACAAAGGAATAATATTATCTATGTAACGAAAAGCATTATTAACTAATTTGTTATTCTGAACTCTGTCAATTGGTGCAGCATCTTCGCCTCGTGCAACCCCAGCTAAAACATTGAGTGGTTCTAAAGGTCTTATTAGTGGGTTAACATATTGAGTTGCTAATGTAGTGCCAACTATTTCCATACCCTTAACTACATCTCTTCTTTCAGGGTCAGCCATAAATTTAATAGCTTCCAGTGTATCACGTTGTGTTTTATCTAAGTTTCTTAATAAACCTGAGAGACCAAAGTCCTGAGAAAATTGACCAAATGCTTTTATTGCTTGTTGATCTTCACCCATCAAACTAAGTGCCATTATTCTTGCTGCACCTTTGTATGCTGAAACAGGGAAGTCATATTGCTGACTAAAGACTTCACCTGTTAAAGGGTCTTTAGCCGCATACATAGGCAAACCTTGCTTTACATTTTCTACTTCTTGCTGTGCTAATGTGTAAACAATACCAGCACTAACTAACGATCTAGATATAGCTTCTTCGTAAGACATGTCTTCATACTTACCTGCAGCTTTTAAAATAACGTTTACACCTGTAGTATTTTTACCTAAAAAACCTATAGTGTTATTAAAGAATCTTCCAAAAGGAACCATCATACCAAGACCGGGCATGTTTCTAGCATCCTCTAACATACCGGCAAGTTTACCTATGCCATCATTAGACTTGTAAGACTTAGAAAATATAGCTTCTATTGTATCATCAACAGCACTGGTTTCTATATCACGATATTCTTTTGATGCCATAAATTTTTGAAGTGTCATTTCTCCAATGTTTTCTGACCGATAAAAATCATTCCAACCTTTACCTGTAGCAATCCTAAGTTTCTTATCCATCTGAAATAAAAACTCTTGTGACTTAGTAAATGCATCTTGTGCTTGCACTAAAGATAGCTTTTGAATTAGGTCAATTTTTTCATCAATAGCTAATCCAACAAGTTTTTGATCTGGGGTAAATTTACCACCAGTTAAAAGTTGATTAGTATTTTCTACACCACCGGGAAGTACACTGTTTAGTTTTTCTAATGCCTCGGAGTTTCTTTGAAGTACTGATTCAAAAGCAGTGTAAGTCATATCAGCATCTAATAGAAACCTTACTCTTTGAGCATTGGATTCAATAAGTGCTTTGGCTATTCGTTGTGTATTAGCACCTTCTTCTGTCATCCCTATAAGCTTTTGTAACGTACCTTTACCAGCATATATTAATGCAACAGACATATCTGATGCACTTTGTAACGCAGAGTTTGCACCCCAACCAATTACATTTAATGCACTGGTAGATGGATGCGAAACAAGTAATCGAATTAATCTATTTTGAGTTTTAGCAGTACCCTCCATAAACTTACTAGGTTCTTTAGGTTTCTTTTTAGTATCTTTTACAAACCCACCATCTAAAGCAGAGTCATACAAATCTTTAAGTTGTTTATCACTAATAGACATACCTAGTTGTCTAGCTGAGTTACCTGCTGCACCTAAAGCAGTACCAGCTTCTGACATTTTGTATGCAAATATATCACCAATATCACGACCAGTAACTTTAGATCTAGGTATTACTTTTCCATCTTCACCTTTAACCTTAATTTTATTACCAGTTGCTTTTTCTATAGAACGTAATAGTCCTTGGGCTTCTTTATCACTTACCTCAGAAATTAAATCTGCCATCCAGTTGCTAAACTTATCATCTTCAAATCGTTTAGCCCATACGAATCCACGTTCATATGCAACTTGAGTCATACCTTTTAAGATAACATTACCTTCTTCATCAGCATGACCAAACAATAAGTTTTGTACAAACTCTACACCAAAATCTTTACTATCTTTAGATAATACTGCACCACCTTTTAATTTTGTTTTCCAATCTCTACCAACATTAACTTTGTCTTGATTTACATACGCACCAATAGTTTCAGATACTTCAGAAACAAAACCTTCAGTTTTTGGTTCAGGTATTATCTCACTAGGTAATGCTGTATCTGACACACCCCTTCTAGCAACTAATCCTGCTTGCAATCCACCAAGAAGAATACCACCAAGTGCAGCAATACCTACTGATAAGTAGCTAATATCTTCTTGTGCTTCTACATCTACCATACCCTCTTGATACAAATATTCCATACCAGAACCGACCATAGCATCAACACTAGTTACAACACCTATTTCTGTAATAGCTGCTTTAGTAGCTAGTCTTTGTGCAGCAGTCTTACCTAATACATTTTGTGAATATGCAGCTATCTTAGTTTTAGATCCAGCACGAGCAGCTTTTACCCCGTCAGTAAATACTTTAGTACCTACTTTTTTAGCAGTTTCTTTTGTACCTTCTTTTTTCATTGCCTCAAGAGCAACTCTTTGTGCTCCCTTAGTTCCTACACGAAGAGATCCACCAGCAACAGCTTTACCAATTAAACCACCAACAAGGTTTATTGGATCAAGTACTACACTTCTACTAAAGTCCATTAGTCCTTCAGCTTTTTCAGAGAGAGATGTTTCTTTACTAAAAATACCAGCCATATTTTCATACAACTGGTATGCTTTAGCAGCCCTAGCTTTTTTATTTGCATCATCTTTTATATCATTAATGTAGTCCATTTCAGCTAAACCCCTTACGGAGTTTCCTGATACAACACCTCTACGATTATTTAAAAAACTATCAACAACAGATTCCCTAGTTTGATCCTCTATAGATTCATCACCATATCTGTCACGCATATAACCTTCTACAATAGAGTAGGCATAATCATTTTCTGCTATATCATCTTGAGTGTACGTACCAGATTCTGGTAGCACAGGTTCAACCGAAACACTTGATGTTATATCTGCAAAAGTATCTTCTTGAATAGGAGATAGTGTTACGTTTGCAAAGGGATCATTATTTTGGATTTCCGTTTGCGTCATGTAAAACTCCGTTTATAATTTGATCTCCTGCTTGCGCCCCTAAATTTTGTAGGTTGGGGCTATTAGCAATATCTTCTTCAGTTAAAACTCTGTTGCTTGTCGTTGGACTAGGTACTGCCTTTAAAGACGGAGGTAAAAAGTAGTTATTTTCCCAGCCTTTAAATTGATTTGGAAAGTTTTCTACAAAATCTGTCATAAAGTTTTCAGGAGTTAAATACTCTTCCATTAGTATTTCTCTACCAACTTGAATAGATTCTTTATTACCACTTTCAATTAAATTAATTGCATTTTGTATTTTTCTAACTTGAGGATTTTGACTATCAGCCTCATTAGTTCTAACAAAAGCTTTAGCTCTACCAACAAGTTGACCGCCAATAATACCTAACATTAATTCATTACGATCTTCTTCAAGTTTAGAAGAAACTCTTGTACTAGGTTTTACATCAGTAATAATTGTACGACCCGGAGCAGTAGTTATGCTACTTAATTGTTGGGCTATTTCATAATACTTACTACTATCAGAAAGGTCTGCACCAGTAATTAAACTCATGTAGTCTATTTTATCTTCTGTAGATGCTGGAGATTGTATTACATTTATCATAGAAGGTATATCAGATAATTGAACCCTCATACCATATTCAGTTGCTTGCGAGTCTATAAAATTTAATACTTCCTCTGCAGCAAATGGGTCTTCAATAATATTATTAAAAAAAGCTAAGTCTTCTTCCGCAAGATCCGCACCACTAATTCTTTTTTGTAATCTTAATGATGCTTGTG